AAAAATTTATATATTCAATTACCTAAATGTACCACTAAACAAGGTATCATTAAAAGTTCTTCTAAAACATACACTGAACTTAATTTTTGTATTTCTCAAAAAAATGTTATCGACTTTTTTGAAAATTTAGAAAAATTCTGCACCGAAAAAATTTACAATAATAGAGAATTATGGTTTTATGAATCTTCTAATATGGAAAAAACCGATATTGATGAATTAATTTTATCCACTATGAAACCTTATAAACACGGAAAAAATTTCTTACTTAAAACCTACATCAAATTAGATAAATTAAATATTTATGATGAAAATGAAAATAAAATTTCAATTGATGATTTTGATAATACTCATGAATTCATTCCTTTAGTAAATATTAATAATATTAAATTTTCTACTAAAAACTTCAGCATTGAAATATTTTTAACTCAAATGATGGTCTTATTACCTTCTGACGAATTTGAAAAACAATTACTTATTAAAACAGAACAACCAAAACATTTAGTCAAATCTAATACTATAACACCTACTGAACCAATAAATAATCATGAATCTACTAATAACATTACTTTAAATACTATTGAATCTAATACTGAATCTAATACTGAATCTAGTAAAAATTCTACTTCTTTAACTACTGATATTCTGTCAGAATCTCAAGAAATAATTACCACTTCTGAATCTTCCCCTGAAATTGTTACAGAGGAAGATACTTCTGCTTTAGTAAAAGAACCCGAATCATCTGAAAATAATGAATTTAAATATTTAATGAATGGTGATTTAGAAACTGTTAACATTTTTGATATTCATGAAACCAAAGATAATATTATCGATTTAAAATCGCATGAAGAAATCTATTTAGAGATTTATAAAACCGCAAAACAAAAAGCAAAAGAAATTAGAAAAAATGCTATCGCTGCTTTTTTGGAAGCAAAAAAAATTAAAATTAAATATAATTTAGATAATCTTGATATTGAAAGTAGTGATGATGATGAAGATTTCTTAAATTTTGATAGTTAAAATTTGAATTTTAGAAATAATTAAATAATTATGAAATTATTTTATTATTTATTTTATATAAATGGCTGCTTTCAAGAAATTCTTTAAAGACTTGAAAAATGAACATGTTTTAGGAATTGTAGGTTTAGTATTTTTAGTATTTGCTTTATACCAATATTCTAACAATAAAAATGTATTCCAATTAGGAATGACACCTATGACTGCTCCCGCTCCCGCGAAAGGAACCAGTGATAAACCATCAGTTAAAGTTGTAGGCGCTTCTGGACAAAACGCATACGCTCCATATAATGGTGCCGCACAGTCTGCATCTAACTCCGCCACCACTTCGTCTGCTATGAATAAACCTGTCGCTAATCCTGCCGATTTACTTCCTAGTGATGCTAATAGTGCATGGGCGGCAATGAACCCTGTAGGTGAAATGAAAAGTGTAAGCTTATTAAATCCACAGCAAGTTGTTGGAGTTAACACACAGGGTTCATCTTTAAGAAATGCTAACTTACAACTAAGATCTGAACCTCCTAATCCTAGAACTAACACTAATTGTCCATGGAATATTTCCACCATTGAAGATGATAAGTTTAGAAAACAATTAGAAATTGGTACTGGTGCATAAATTTATTATTAACAAAATATTATAGTTTATTATTATAATATTTTATATTATAATGAATAATTTCATTTTTAATACTATTTTAACAATATTTATTATTGTTATCGCATATCGTATTTATATTACTTCTGACTCTTTCCAATTAAGATGTATTATATCTGATGTTAATGGAAATAAATATTGCGTTCGTGATAGATCCAAACTTGAAATGGCTGCTGATAAATTAGCCAATGTTAATGTTAAATTAAATAAACTTGTTAAACATTTAGGAGAAAAATATCCCGAAAAAGATAATGTTAAACGTTTAGTTAAAGGATACAACCCTCGTAAAATTTATGAAACATTACCAACTAGCGAATATACTGCTTATAGTGAAAATAAAGGAGAAAAACTCGCATTTTGTTTAGATACTGAGAAAAATAGTAAAGGCCGTATCATAGATGATAATACTTTAATGTATGTTGCTTTACATGAAGTTAGTCATATTGCCACTAAATCAATTGGTCATGGTGATGAATTTTGGACTAATTTCAAATTTATATTAACTGAAGCTAAAGAAATTAATATTTATAATCCAATTGATTATAAAAATAATCCAGCCAGATATTGTGGTATGAATATTACAGATAATCCATATTATGATTATTGATTATTACTATAAATTACATCATATAAATTATATTTATTCGTATTATCAATATGTATTGATTTACTCATAAAACTATATTTATCATAATCTAATTTTGGAAAAAATGTATCACATTCTATTTCATCATCTATTAAAGTTACATAAATGTTTTTAACCACAAATATATTTGTTTTATTTAAAAATAAATCATATATATTTTCTCCACCAATTACCCATAATTCTTCATAATTTTTATTATCTAAAAACTCTTTTAAATTTATCTCATTTTTAAAAGATCTAGTTATATTATTATTCTCATCTATATTATCAATTTTTAATGAACTACTTAATATTAAATTATCCCTATTTGGTAGTGACCTGTTATTTAAACTTAAATAAGTATTTTTTCCCATTATTATCGCATTTTTTTTATTACCAGTTGTTAAATTCTTAAACTTTTTTAAATCACTTGATATCTTCCATGGTAATGAATTATCTTTACCAATTCCTTTATTATTACTATAAGCAACTATAATATTTACAAACATTAATATATAAAATTATATGCTTGTATTTATATAGATGTCAGATATATTTAAACTTTATATTAATAATAATAATAATTTAACAGATTTATACTTATTTATTAAAAATAAATACTTAGCAAATAAATTACTTGAGTCTATTGCCGAACTTCAATCTAAATATCATAATGCAAAAGACTTTATTACTTCTGATTTATTTAACACTATTTTTATAGACGATTTTAGCGATTTAGATATTAAATATATACAAGAATTTGATATTTCTATTTATTTTATTGATGAAAATATTTATTATGATGATTCATTAGAAATTATTAAATTTAAATTCTTAAAATATTTTAATCAATCTATTTCACCATCTTCACAAATTTCTTATGAAGAAATTTACATGTATGGATTAATCAATAAACAATACAACCCATCTGAATTATATAATACTCTTTCTGATAACAACACCAATAAAATTAGCAATGAAAATCTTAAACAATATTTATTAAATGTTAATGAGCAAATACAAATTTATGAAAATATATTACAATTTAATCAAGGAGTTGAACCTGACTATTTCGATTTTGATTCAATTAATTCTGTACAATTAGAGGAAATCAACATACTCACTCCTATTGGTCAAAATATTAACAGCAAATTACCTCATTCATATACTACTAATCCTTTTCAAGTTAACAAATATTCTAATTATATTAGGTCCATTATTAATACTTCACTTAATACTAATAATAGTAATCTTCTTTTTGAACAGAATCTCGTCAATGATACTTTATTTATTTGTTTATTTCAAGATGTATTAAATTATTCTAAAAAAATATCTTTAGATGAGGATATTACCATTAAATTATATTATCCTCTTATTTCTATTAATCAACTTAATAGTTTAGACCTCTTTAATAAAAATAAAAAAACATTCTTAGATAAAACCAATAAACATTTATCTTTAGAACTTTTCAAAAACAAAAATTCATTTATTGATACATTACATGATATCAATATTAATTATCAAAAATTTCCAGAACTTAATTACACAATTAATGGTGTTAAAAATTTGAATTTTAATATACACACCAAAATTAATCTCTCTTTATCATTAGAATCTTTATTCAAAATTATCAATAGTACCTACACTATGCCATTTATTAAATATAATCCTGGAAAAAAACACGAAAATATATATAGACTCTTTTGTAATAAAAAAAATAAAGAAAATAATAAAAAAATACCACTTCTCTCAAAAGAATTAATTATTAAATTCTCCAAAATTACCGGCAAAAATAACACTATTTCTATGATAATTTTTAACGATGAACCAATAGTTAAAGATAATATCAAACTCTTTATTATCGAAATAGATATTTATGGTACCATTAATGTTAAAATTGAATTATTTAATCATCTTAATATTCAACAATTAGACTCTATTATTCAACTTAATATTAATCCTGTACTTGATATTATTAAAAAAAATATTAATAATGATACCAATAATATTTCTTATTTTACATCTCTTATAGATAATAACATCGAGCTTATTAATCTCAATTATACTATTAAAATTGAATCAAAACAAAGTATTAAACTTTTAAGTAATATCAAAAATTGCTTATATTTCTTTTTTAACATCATTAGCGATAAAACTAAAGAAAAAATCTACCGATACAAAAGAGTTTCTAATTATAATGAAATGAACGACAAAGATGCTTTCATTATTGAACTTATTAAACAAAAAGAAACTCCTATTAAAATTATTCAACAATTAAAAGAAAATTTTAAACTATCATCTACCGAAGAAGCATCCAAAATATTTGAAACTACTATACAATCTCTCAATCTTGTCCAAAATATTTTTAATTACAGAAAATTAAAAATTAAAAATTCACCCGGATTCCTTTTCAAAATAGACAATAATATTAACAACCAAATCAATATCTCAATTGAAAATATTGATAATGTTAGATACATTTACTTTATTAAATTATACATCGACTCTATCTTTAAAATATCTTTTAATGATATTAAAGATATTGATTTATCCATTTGTAAATCTAGCAAAAAAAAAGAACAACAATTTACTGAAGATATCGTTCCTGATGAAATCGCTGTTGATCTAAATCAAAAAAATATTGGTAATGTTCTCAATACCCCATTAGAAATTGATCTCGATGATGCTATTGATGCCGCTAGTTCAATTGATGATGAAGAACAAGGTAACGATCTATTAGATATTTTACTTGATGATGATGACGATGATGATGAAGAAGAAGAAGAAGAAGAAGAACTAGATCTAGACGTTTCTCAAAAAGAAGACTTAGAAATTGAACCTGATAATGATACTATTAAACCTGGAGAACTTAAAGATTTTACACCAAAAGATATTCAAATTAATGTGGAAGAAGATGATGATGAAGAAGAAGAAGAAGAAGAACAACTACTTGATGATGAAGAAGAACCAAAACAAGAAATTCCAGAAGAAGAAGAAGAAGAAGATAAATTAAAAAAATTTAAAGAATCTACAAGAGGTAATCCTATTTTAAATAGATTAGAAAAATTACAACCTGGATTATTTAAAGTTAAAACTTACAAACCTAATCTCGCAAAGGAAGATACTAATAAAAATTATGTCAGTTATTCAAGATTATGTCAGTCTACTCGTCAACCAGTAATTCTTAATGAAGAAGAAAAACAAAAAGTTTTAATTGATAATCCCAAATATACATCTAATGATATTTTAGAATATTCTACTAACCCTGCTGAAAAATATTATTATATATGTCCTAAATTTTGGGACCTAGAAAAAAATTCTACTTTAACACAACAACAAGTTGAATCTGGTGATTATGGAACTATTTACTCAAAAGGAACAGGTAATATATATAAATTTGAAAATAAAAATAGAGAACCAGCATTTTTAAAAGATACTGTAGCAGATGAATTTGGTAATGAATTTTGTTTACCTTGTTGTTTTAGTAAATTAAAAAAACCCAATGAAGATAAAGGTAATCGTGCATGCAATATTACTAGTAAAGTCATCAAACAAGGAGATATTAAATATATCATTAGATCTGATAAATTCCCCTTAGAACAATATAAAGTTGGACATCCACCCATTAATGTTAAAAAATTTTTACAATTTGATTCTGATGATTGTATCAATCCCGATAATAATAATCTAAAATATAAATATACTTGTTTACTAAGATATGGAGTACAAAATGATAAAAATAATTCATTTTTAGCTTGTATTGCAGACACTTTTTCTAAAGAAATATTAAAAACAAATATTACTATTTCTATAGATGAAATGAAAAATATTATAATTAAATCATTAACTATTGATAATTTTATTACTTATAATAATGCTAATTTAGTGCAAATATTTTTAAATAAAAATATTACCGAACAAATATTAGACTCATTTGATATTGCACAATTTGAAAATAATAGTATTTTTTACAATAAATTAGACAAAACCAATTATAATCATACAAATTTATACAAAAGAATACTTATTTCTTTTGAAAATTTTAAACAATATTTAAAAGGTAATAATTATTTAATTGATTATACATATTTATGGGATATTGTTTGTAAACCTAATCCATTATTATTTCCTAATGGAATTAATTTAATTATATTAGATATAACAAGTTATGATTTAACTGATAATGTTAAAGTAATTTGTCCAAAACAAAATTATTCTAACGAATTTGTAGATGATAGCAAAAAAAATCTTATTTTATTGATGAAAGAACAATATTTTGAACCACTTTACTTAATAAGAACAGAAGTAACTGATATAATTACTCCATTAATTTCTTTTGCATCTAAATCTAGTGAAACCAGATTAAATGAATTTAAAAAAGTTATTAATTTTATTAAAGAAGATCTTAATAATAGTTGTATAGAAAATGATTCTAAAAATATTAAATTTAAAAAGAATATTTCACTTGAAAATATAGTTAATATATTAAATAAATTAGGTTATGAAATCAATTTTCAAGTTATGGATTATGAAAATAAAGTTATTGCTGTTATTGTAAGCAATCATATTGATTATGGAGCATACAGATATATTCCTTGTTATCCATCTAAAATTTATGATTATTATGAAATTCCAATTAAATTTATTGATGAATTAACAGAAGAATTTTTTACTGACTATAATTCAACTAAAGAATTTTTACAACTTATATATGATTCAACTAATCAAATTATACAATGTAAACCAGTTTATAAAATTATTGATGACGATTTAACAATAGGCATTTTGACTAATGCTAATCAGTTTGTTATGATCAATAAACCTGAAGTATATGTAAAAGATGATTTACCAGAACTTTCAGATAAAAATTACTTATTTACAGATATTATTATACAAAATAAATTTAATGTTGATGAAGAAAGAAAACAAATGATTAATAATATTAAATTAGAATCTGGATTTTATAATTCTTTTAGAAATACTATTTTAAAACTCCTTTCTGAATATAGAAATTACAAATTTAATGTTAAATTACAAGATATAATTAAAAATAATGCTCTTATTTATTTCGACAAATTAAAACTTATACGTGATGAATTAGAAATTCTTGCTCAAGATTATATTATTTTTGCAGAATATGATCCTAATATACTTGCTAATATTCAAAATTTCTCTTTATGTATGAACAATTCCTCTTGTGATACTGATTTCTGTATGATTAACACTACCACTAATATTTGCAATCTTATTATTCCCAAATTGAATTTAATAACAAATGATGATAATTATAGTATTTATTTTACTAAACTTTCTGATGAATTTACACGTTATAATAAAACTAAACTTCTATTATTTAATTCATCTAATTTTATTTCATTTAATAACATAAAATATAATATTAATGAAGATGAAGTTATTTTAATGGAATCTGTATTGGCTCAGGAAATAAAATCTACTGGATTACAAATTAAAGATCCTTATTCTAATTATACTACATTTGATACTTATAATATTAAATCTTCTACTAAGGTTAATAAAGTTGATACTTCTAAAATTGCTACAGAATATGATGATTTTGACTTAGATAAAATACAACCTGATGAAAAAATTGTTTTAAAATTACCAAAAGAACAAGTTGAAAAAATTAGATTATTAGAAAAAAAATATTTACAAGAAAAACTAATGGAAGAAGGATTACCAGATTTAGAAGAAGATTTACCTCCACTTGAAGAAGTTCCACCTGAAATACAAGTTGATAAAGATGTTAATATTGAACAATCAATTAATGAATATGTTAAATCAGTTGAATGTAAACATAAAAAAAATGCTATTAAAGAATTAGATTTAAACAAATTATTTATTGATAGAGTATATGAATTTTAT